CAGTAACAGCAATGACATTTCCCAATAATTCGGTTTTCTCGTCTGCTCAGACGCTTCCATTTGATTTTATAATGGGGACTCCTTTTATGCTTCCATTTGACTTTGATGAACTAGCCAATATTGGACTGTTCTCTGAGCAGATAATTCTCGTTACGGAAGAAGGGTATGACAATGTGACAGTAGACATCTCATCAGCAGATACTAATGGAGCAGTCACAGCACCTTCTCAAGTATCTGATTTTGTAGCCTCTACGGATTTAATCGGACAAGTCGATATGACCTTCACCCCTTCAACGGGTTATCCTACTCCTAAAAATGATTTATACAATGATAACGGGATAGTCACAGCTAATATCACAAGCGGTTACATTCTTTCAATAGATGCAGGTTCTAACAATTATTACATTCAATCTACAAACTCGCAGGGTGCACAATCTTCTAATGTGAGCCAAGGAACTTCTATTGTTGACCCTACTCCTCCCGTAACAGTTCAGTATCCATCGACCGTGAGCATCTTTCAAGGTGACTCAACAACAATTACCCCACAATAAGGATTAAGCATGGCAACATATAGTTTAGTAACAGATTTTAATTGGTTATCTATAGATGAAAACACAGGGGTCATTTCAGTAAACTCAACAGAATACATTAGTGGTAGATTTCCCGTTGTTGTTGTTGAAGATGATGCAGGAACTATAACTAATCACGATATTAGTTTAAGTGTGTATTTTGATGAAGATACAGTTATGGGGAAAAGTGAGTCTCCTGTATTTAATTATACTGACCATGACGAGCTAGTTAAATCCGCAAATCAATATGGGGCAGTTAGTATGCCTAAAACTCCCACTAGTAATTACTATAATTGGTTATTTCCTTACCGAGAAGATTACTCGACATTACCGATTGATTTAGTGTTCTGCGAGGACGAATTTGGTGTTGTTACACAAAGCACTAACGATAATACCGGGTATGCCTTGAACAATATAAGCTTAACTCGTTCGGACGAATGGATAGGTTATATTTACTCTTTTAGTGGGACAGACTCAAAGAGAAGGGTTATTACTTGGAACCCCTCAGATAACGCTATGAATTTTGACGCTGTTGAATTAGGAGTAGAATTTGGTGGTGAAGAAGCCCACCTGACTGTTCACCCGATAACTCGCGACTTTATACACAGTGGTGTCTACAATGGCTTTGCACATATAGGTAGAATAGATACAGCTACTAATATATCTACATACATAGGACAGGTGGGGACTACTGCAAGGCTTAACCCTCGGTCTTTAGATGTTGGTGCGGGTCAAGATATGCTATATGCAGTAGTGGGACGAGAACCTACAACGGAACTTTACTCTATGGCATTAGATGGTTCCACAAGTACTTTAATAGTAGCTACAACTGATTCTACAGGCGATATAGATATCATTCAACTTGCAGGTGGTGTAGTTGTTGTTATGTCGGGTGTAGAGGGATACACTGATGGGCTACAATATTATGTATACAATGGAGAGTTGACAGCTTTAGCAAATAATAGTGACTATGTAAATGCACCTTGGCCATCTACAGGGCTGTACGAATATCGTGGTTCAGAAAAACAACACTCTGCTCCAGCATCAAGTGGGTATCCTGAACCCTCAGTACCATCTACAGGTGTCACAAGCGCGACAGTAATTACGGATGGGGTATCTACTACATTTAACTATACTGTACGAACTTATTCATATAGATTATTTTCTATGATAAAAGACTCAAATGATAATCTTTTTATAGCTTCGGGAGATAGTGCAGAGGTTCTAACATACAATCCTATTACTAGAACAACTATAGATAGGTCGCCATTGGTTCCTTCTAAGACTAAATCAGTACTGCTGAGTAATGGGGACATTGTGTATGGTGGGTATAGTTCTGCCGTTACATACTTAAAGACTAGCAATGAAGATACCTATACTCTACTCGGACTTGCAGGAGGTGGGGATTCAGGAAGCTTATCTCACTATTATTGTGGTATTGAAAGAGATAATGAAGATACAGTCTATTGTATTGGAGTTCAATACAGAATAGGCGATTCAGGTGGCATAGGTTGGTTCAACCCTTATGACTTTGAAAACACATTAACAGGTCTAAACCCTGCTGATTTCGCACCTATGCAAGACTACGGCTTTAGTGGTTCAACAAAAATAGGAGACAAAATTATAATTAGTGCATATTTAATCGCAACAGCCACGGCAACTAAAAGCGCATTATTTATCTTTGACATGACTACCAAAACATTTGACCCCATTATAGAGTTATTTGATGATATAGCTTTTACAGGTGCAATTATAAAAGTAAGTAATACTGATATTTTCGGAATTACTGCGTTGTCTGATGGCACTAGCTCAGCGGTTATTTATAGGGTCAATACAGTAACAGGCGAAGTTATATACAGACGAAACTTAGGCGATATGCGTTACATGATGGAACAACAACCTACTGGGGCAAGTGAAATATTCAATCAATTAGTAGTAGATGATGAAGGGTTTATTTATACAGTTATAGACAGAGGCTCTACCGCCGAAGTATTTCTAGCTAAGATAGACCCTTCTATAGGTGGTGTTGAATTACTGGGGACAGTCCCAACTAATGAAAACTGTTTAGAAATAATAAACGGGAATTTATACTGCTGTGACTTCTTGAAGCAATTTCGTGAAGTGCAAAAAGTAGATATGCCTACGACTCTTCCTCCTTCTGTTTTAGAAACAGGTGTAGAGGTTATGACATATCCTGACCTGAAGGGAGCAGAGTTTGGAGCGGGGAGCGCATGGTCTAACGATGCAACGGCAGGCACTTGGACTTTCAATAGAGCTAATGGAGATACATATTTTTATAAAGGAAACCTTGGGCTAGAAGCAGGGGAGACATATGAAGTTAATGTAAACATCGAATCAATCACAGCAACTAGCAATAACTATTTAAATTTCAGTATGCAAGGGGCACAGTATTATCCCACAGTAGGAGTTTTCAAAACAATAGTATTAATGCCTTCGGTATTAACTGGTAACGAATTAAATATTAGCTCTTTCAATGATGTAACAGGAGCCGTAATCAATAGCATATCTATCAAGAAACTAGTTAACGCACTAGCAGAAGTTCCGCAATAAAAGGAGAAGTAACATGTCTATACAATTAGTAGAGGTATCTGTACAAGGCCCACAAGGACCTACAGGTTTAACAGGTGGAGGTAACTCTTATATAGTAAATCTTGTAGCTGATATGCTACTACTTCCTGATATTGAAAAGGCGGATATTGTCGTAGTCACTGACGAGTCTGAGTTTATTTTAAATGGAATGTACACTGCTAAGGTGCCAGCACCTGGAAGTATTAATGACTGGGAGCATCCAAATAGATGGGGTTCTATAAGTGGGGCACTAGCTAACCAATCAGATCTACAGGTAGTGTTAGATGCTAAAGGTGACCTGAGTAGTCTAGGAACTATTCCTATGGCTATAGGCTATCTTCCCTCACAGGATCAAGACATAGCTGTTAAGAAGACTATAGACGATGCTGTAGCAGGTGTACCAATTGGTGACCTTGTTAGCTCTGGTTCTGTGCCGATGGGCGTAGGATATGTACCAGCCGGTACTCAGGACATTGCAACGCTTAAGACTGTTAATGATGCTGTAGCTTTAGGCCCTCAAGGTAACTTAACCAGTAATGGTCTTGTTTCTATGGATAGCAATTATAATCCACAAGACCCTGATGATATCGCCACAGTTCAGTTTGTTAATGATACAGCTACAGGGACCACTAAGTCGTTTATAGTTGATACTGTCGCAGATATGTTACTACTAGTAGGTGTGTCTATAGCAGATAGGGCTTTTGTCGTTGCCGACCCTACTCCTGATAATAATGGTGAGTATCTAGCTACTACGGATAATCCTACATTACTGTCTGAATGGGCGGCGCAGAGCCTAGATACCGCATGGGGCTCTGTTATTGGGACACTAACTGACCAGCCAGACTTAGCCGATAGATTTAATCTTGTTGAAGCTGATACAGCTAGTGCTAAAGATGTAACTGATTTTATTACTGTTACACAGGCTGTAGACTTAGATGCTATGGAGGTTACTGGATCAACTAATGAGTCTGATATTACAACACTAGAGGGAAGGTCGACAAGCATTGAGGCTAAGACTGATTTTATAACTGTAACACAGCCTGTCAATTTGGATACTATGGAATTGGGTATAGTCAATGCTGTATCTGATATTACCGACATTAAGCTAAAGACGGATTTTATCTCTGTCACACAGTCAGTTGATCTAGATACTATAGAAGCAGATACTTCTGCTAATAGCATCAGTGCAGTTCGTATACCTTTAAAAGTTGAGTGGAGTGGACTATGGGTTGATGGCACCTACATAGTTAATGAGATGGTTAGAGATGATAGGTGGACTATGATCGCTAATAAGACTACAACTGATAGACCTTCTCCTCAACCTGTAGGTGCTCCAGAGCGTGACACAGAGAATGCTGTATTCGCTGAAATCTCAGCCCCACTTGAAGTTGTGAAGGTTTCACATACGTACACTATGACTCAAGCTGGGTGGATGACTGGTGTGTACATTAAGGTACCTACTTACAGTAGTAACCTTATCTCAAAGGTTGTAGCAACTAATGAGACCTCAGGTCAAAGTATTATCATACCTAACCCAGTACTAGCAGACGGTGAGTGGACGTTAGTTAGAGCAGATAGTAGTATCACTGAGATAGGTGATGTTATACGTATAGACCTTACAACCTACGATAGCGATGTAACACAAGGTATCTCCGGTAACTGGTTATCTAGTATATCTCCTACATCAGGCACAGCAGCCAGTGGAGGTATTATTATTAATGATCCTTCAAATGCTACAAGTATAAAATACTCATATGTAGATCTTCAAGGAAATAACCTTACATCTCAACTGAATGGTGTACAAGAAGGTAGTATAATTCATATTGCTGAATCAGGTGATGGTAGCAGGTACCTAGAATGTGAAGTTGCATCCATTGATACTTCCCCAGCTGAAGGTGTAGTATTTACTATTATAACACTGGATGATAATAAGGGCATTAGAGATGGTGTTCAACTAAGTGTTACTATAGATACCCCGGTGTTAACGGCTACTATGTTCTTCGAGGAGGTAGGATTTAGACCTAGCAATAACCCTTCATGGGCAACTGTTACTTCTTCGTTGTTCTACAATGAGGTGGACCAGTTTGTTACTGATTCTGCCTTTGGTATAGACTTACAGTTCCAGGAAGGAGCAGTTTCACCTGATTGGGATATAGTAGCTTTGACTGCTTCTTCGGTTCCAGCTGCCGTAGGTGGGGCAGATAACAGTGCATCTTTTGAGACTGTTACTTCCACCACTACTTTAGTGACTGTGGAGGACATTGTATTGGTAGATGCAACATCAGGTACTATTACACTAACATTACCGCCTGCTATTAATACTTCCCACATATTTCATATAAAACGCATTGATAGCTCTGGTAATTCTGTTATTATCACCTCTGATAACTTTATTGATGAGCAGACTGTTGTAGGGCTAAATGCTCTAGAAAACCTAACACTAGTATCTAACGGTACTACGTACTACATACTATAAGGAATTACATGAGTTTATTTAGAAGCACAACAGTTCATAATACGGATCTAGGGCACGATGCGTGGGGAAGAAGTAAAGCTATCACTGATAAGAGTTTATTCAATGGACTATTCTCATTTGATGTACCAGCTTCGCAGTGGAAAGAGTTACAATGGGATGGGTCTGATTATATTGAGAAGCCTGCTTTTGTAAATGCAACATCAGTTGAAGGCTCACTCCATCTAACTACTAGTGCTAATGTTGGGGAGAATACTGAGTTACGCAGTAAGCACCACCACAGGTACCAGGCTAATAGAGGGCACTTATATAGCTCCTCTATCTTCCTCCCTAACCCTAATGCTCAAAGCACTAGACGATTTGGTTTAATGCTTCCGTGTAATGGTGTATTCCTAGAGCTAGTTGGTACAGGGTCTTCCTACACACTTAACCTTGTTGTACGTAACCACTTTGTAGATACCCCCTACGATATTACTAGCTTTATTCCTGCAGGTGTTGACCTCTCTAAGGGTAATCTTTTTGATATTCAAATGCAGTGGAGAGGTGTAGGTGATTTTACTGTGTTCATTAACCAAGAGAGGATATTTACTACTTCTGAGCTAGGGCTTAGGGATAAGGTAAGTATTGAGAACCCTTCGCTACCAGTAGGCTTTGAGCTGATTAATGATGGTGATGAGTCTAAGATTGTATGTGGGTGTGTTGACGTAACATCAGAAGGCGGGTCAGGGGTTCAGGCTAGATATGCCTCCTTCTCTACAGGGGAGTCACTTGTTTCTACTCCTGCCGCATCTTCTGCTGTATTAGCCATCCGAATGCCATATAAGATAAACTACGGCGGTAACGATGTATGCTATAGTAGAGATGCAATTCTTAATCAGGTTAGCACATTCTGTAAGGATGAAGCCACTGTAGCAATATACGGAGGAAGAGCAGTCAACCTAACCGCCTTACCTGCGCTTACATGGGAGACTAGGCCTGATACTCATATTGAGTTCTTGGTAGGTGGTACTGGCTCTGCACTTGATACTGCCTTTCAAACAGATAAAGCCTCACTTGGCGGTATGGTGTTTCTCAGACAAGAGAAAGACTTTCTAGTTAGAACAGCTAATCCTAACCCTGAAGCAACTGAACTAAGACTGACTGCGAATGACTACTTAATTATTGTAGTAGACCCTGATGCAGCCACTGCTAGTGGTGTTACTATAGAAGTTAGTGAGCAAATATAGACCTTACAGTTGGGCTCATCCCTTCTGGCAAATATAATATGAAAGAAGAACATAAGGAATGGACGTGGAAAGAATAGATACGTTAGAGAAAGGCCTGATACGCCTTGAGGGTAATATGGGGGCACTTACTAAAGAGATGTCCACTGTAGCATCCAGTATAGTTAAGATAAGTGAGGCTGTTACTAAGCTTGCAGTTGTAGACGTTCGTATTAGCGACTTAGATAAGTCTATTAATAATGTAGCTGATGCGCACCGTTCCTTATCTAATAGAGTGGATGCACTAGATAGCACTCACTCTATTAGACACGGAACTACTTTAGAGAAAGCAGATACTAGTGGGTGGCGTAGGTTTGGACTAGCGATGGCAGCAATGTCTGCTTGCTTTGGATATTTATATATTGACGTTGGGGCTGAACGTAAAGGACATCAGGCTGTTCTTAAAGAGCTAGCTGTTATAGAACGTTCTATAGACCACTTAGAGAGCAATGATAAGGTTATTGAGACCAAGCTTAAAGATGCTAACGGTCACAGATACTACTTATCTAAGGAGTCTGTCGACGCTTTGCAGAAGTCTTTTGAGAAACATGTTACTAAGTGATTATTGACTTCTTAAATGAAGTTGAGTATAATCACGTTAATTATAAAAGGAAGTTAAATGCCTACAGCAGAAATACTGGACGACGGACCAGTCAACGGAACTATTAAGATACAGCCAAAGTGGAAGAATGCTCCAACCAGGGGTGATCTACATCATGACTTTCTTAGTGCCGAAGATGGTCAGGAAGACTGGAAAGAACGCTTACGTCGTTGGGAAGAGATTCGTGATGGTGGTAGGGTTATTAAAACCAAGAAAGGCAAGTCTACCGCTAGACCGTTGGTTGTTCGTAAAGCCAATGAGTGGAAGTACCCTGCACTTGAGGAGCCCTTCCTAAACACTCGGGATATGTTTAAGGTTTACCCTAGAGAGGCTAATGATATTGAAGCCGCTGAGCAGAATGCTACAATACTAAACTACCAATGGGGAACTAAGATACGTAAAGTCACATTAGTTGCCGACATTGTTAGGACAGTTACTGATGAAGGTACTGTTATTGTTAAGACTGGATGGGACTCTCAAACTGGTATTAAAGAAGTACCCGTTGAGAAGCCTGTATACGCATCTCCTGAGGAGTCTTTGTTATTAATGCAACAACAGGTCGAAGGTGGTCAGATTACTCCTGAGAGATCTCAGGCGATGCTTGAGACTGGAGAACCTGTTCAGACTGGTATTGAGATTGTGTATGAAGAGCAAGAGACACTAGTGGTTAACCAGCCTTCGTACGAGGTATGTAATAACGCAGATGTTACTATTGACCCTACTTGTAATGGTATCATTGAAGATGCCCTGTTTATTGTCCATGAGTATGATATCTCTTGGTCTGAGCTTAAAGCTGATGAGTATGAGGTTGATGAGGATGGAGAATCTTCAGGGTTCTATCATAATATAGCTATGGTTAAATCTAAAGGTAGTGATATATACGATGAGTTTAAGTCTGATGAGTCTAATAACTTTGAGTTCCAAGATACTGCTAGAAAAAGAATGAGAGCATTTGAGTACTGGGGTTTCTGGGATATCCAAGGTGACGGTGAACTAGTTTCTATAGTTGCTACATGGATTGACTCTACTCTAGTTCGTTTAGAGGAGAATCCATTTCCTCATAAAAGAATTCCATTTAGTGTTGCTACGTATATGCCAGTTAAGAAACAAGTTCATGGTGAGCCTGATGCAGAACTACTCGAAGAGAACCAGGATGCTATTGGCAGAATGACTAGAGCGATCTATGACATTACCGCGCAACAAGCTGTAGGTCAGGAATTCATTGATGAGAACTTCTTCCCATCACCTTCTCAGAAGAATGCATATGAGAAAGGGAATACTGTTTATTACAGAACTGGGTTTGACCCAACTAAGTCAATATACAAGCAGGATATCCAGCAAGTAGGTAGTACTCCTTTCGATGTTATTGGTTGGCAGGAGAAAGATGCTTCTGAGTTATCAGGTACACGTCCCTTTAGTGGTTCCAACGGTAGTAGAGGACTAGCTTCTGATGTAGAGCAAAAAGATGTTATGGATGCTACTGCTAAGAGAGAGTTATCTATCTTACGTAGACTAAGTGACTTACTATTTACTGATATGGCTAGAATGACTATAGCTATGAACCAAGAGTTCCTAGAAGAAGAAGAGATTATTCGTATCACAGGGACTGAGTTTGTTACTATTAAACGTGATGATTTAGAGGGTAGCTTTGACTTAACTGTTGAAGTGTCTACTCCTGAGAAGGATAATGACCAAGCTAATAAGCTGAATAGACTTATGCAGACCAATGCTGCTGATATGGATCCTGAGTTATCTAAGATGCACTACATCAAGATGGCTAGGTTATGGCATATGGATGACTTAGCTGATGAGATTGAGAACTATGAGCCAGAGCCAGACCCTATTCAGTTTGAGTTACAGCAGTTAGCTGTTGAAGAAGCTAAACTAAAGAATGCAGTGCTTATGAAAGAGTTAGAAGATCTTGATAGTAAGATTTACGAAAGAATGTCCCGTACTGAGAAGAACTCACAAGCTGATAAAGAGGTAGCTCTTTCTAAAGCTAGAGATTTAGATGCTAAGGCTGAGAAGACTAGTGCAGAGACTGATATACTAAACCAGCAGTTCCTTGACCAGGAATCTGGAAAGAGTCGTCTAGAGTCAATAGAAGACCAGGAATTCAAGGCGGCTAATGATAAAGCTTCAGATGATAGAGCCGCTAATCGTGAGTTAGCAGGCAAGAGATTCGACTTAATTTCTCAACCTACTAAAGATTCTAACAACAGTTAGTTTTTACTTGACAACAATATAAAAAGGAGATACAATGCCACAACATCCAAGTAGAAAGCCTGTACAGCAGTCACAAGGACTAGGGGGAGACAATCCGTTCTTTGTCCCTAACGCTGCGCTTGAGTCTGCAAACAACCAACAGAACATTGTGGTTGAAGGGCAGAATCAAGCTATTGCACAGAAGCAAGCTCAAGATATGGCTATCGCTCAAGCACAAGCTGCTGAACAAGGCCGTATTAACAGAGCCAAGGATGAGGCACTAGCTACTCAGGGACTTGGTCCATTAAGTCAGCCAGGGCAGGGTCAACAAGTATCCCCTCAGGCTGCAGCCCAGGCAGGTGCAACTCAAGGTAAACTTGATAGAGCCTCTGACAATAATAGAGTCGAAGCAGGTATTGCACCTCAAGGCCTAGGACAAGTTTAACTAATAAGACCAACATATCTGATGTCTTAAAACTCTGACTAACTAAGGACTAGCAATGGATAACACATCTATCTTAACCGAGACACTGAAATCAATAGAGGACTCTATCGCAGGATACGAGGATGCTATTAAAAGAGGTACGGCGTTAGATCGTCTAATGTCAAACCCAGACTTTCAATTAGTAATCTTAGATGGTTACATTGAAGCTGAGGCTGAGCGTTTATTTACCATCTTGACAGACCCTTCAGGGGCGACTCCTTATACACCCGAAAAGATCCAATTAAAGTTAGCTTCTATTAGTGACTTTAAGGGTTATGTCGGTACTAAGGACTATCCTGGTACTATCAAGAGAGAAGCAGATAAAGCACCTGGACTAATCTTTAACGAGAATGAGTACAGAAAGCAATTCACTGCAGAACATGCGCAAGCCAATGAGGATATGTAATGACCGAAGATACTATTGAAAAGAACACAGGGGCAGAGTTTGATGAGGATATATTCTCGTCTATGCTTGATGGCTCGTTCGAAGAATCTACTGAAGAAGTAGAGGATGATAGTGTTGAAGACGAGGTAGAAGATACTGTAGTCGACGACGAAGATGATAGTGAGCACCAAGAGGACACAGACCTTATTGAAGAGGACGAAGAAGACGACACTGATGAAGCTGGCGACGGTGAGCTTGATGAAGAAGAATTCGACGAAGACGAAGATGAGGAAGAAGACTCTCTAGTAGAAGATAATGATTCAGATGATGAAGACGGTGATATTGAAGACGAAGAGGACGAGGCAGACGAAGCTGAGGAATTAGAAGACGAAGACATCGATGAAGTATCAGAAGACGACACAGACACAGAAGCTGAAGCCGACGGGACAGAAGCTGAGACAACTGATGAAGTCGATTATAAAGCTTTCTATGACGCTGTAGTTAATACAGAGTTCACTGTCAATGGTCGTAAGACTAAGGGGTTTGCAGATCCTCAGAAGATTATCCAGTCACAGCAGATGGCAGGTGGTTATTCTGAGAAGATGGCAGGCTTTAAGAAGTATCGTCCATACATGGCTCCTTTGAAAGACAGAGGCATGCTAGAGGATCAGGCTAAGTTTGACTTAGCTATGAACCTTATTGATGGTGACAAAGAAGCGATTAAGCAACACTTAGCTTCTCTTAATATTGATCCAATGGAACTCGATATGGAGACTATAAACTATTCAGGTAAGACGAACACAGCATCTGCTGAATCTCTTATTATTGAGGATGTTATGGAACGAGCTAAGGGAGCTGGTATTGAAGATCGTGTACGACAGGTTATTGGCACTGATTGGGACCCTGAAAGTTTCAATGAGTTTGTGACTAATGACGCTGTTCGTAATGACTTACTGGACCATATGGAGTCTGGTGCGTATGACCGTGTACAAGAGAAAATGCACGAGATGAGTAGACTGGACTACAATGGCCAGTATGGGAATATGCGTACTGTTGATAAGTACCGAGCTGCGGTTAAGTTACTGCAGGCAGAAGCCCCAGCCCCACAAGCACCTGTAACCCCAGTGGTTAGAAAGGTAGCTAAGAAGGCAACTCCTAGCGTAGACGTTGAGAAGGCTAAGATCTTAAAAGAACGCAAGGAAGCTAAGTACAAGAAAGATGTGGCTAGTAAAAACGCTAAAGCTTCGGCTGATCGTAAACGAGCTGCATCCGCAAGTAAGAAGAAGCCTAAGTCAAAACCTAAGGCAAAGTTTGATCCTATGAAGCTAGAAGGCGATGAGCTGGATGCACACATGGAATTTTTAATCTCAGGCGGTAGATAAGGACCTCTAGTTTACTAGAACGATTATTTACCCCTAAACCAATACACTCTAAGGAATATACACAATGTCTACAAAATCTCTATTTAACGACGGTAAACTAACTTCAACTGGTATTGACGAACAATACAACGATCAGTTCTGGTCAAAAGGTGCTGTTAAAGAAGCAATGCGTAAGCGTACATTTACACAACTTGGTGATCGTTTAACTCAACCTAAACACTTTGGTGATCAGATTGTTAAAGAACGTCAGTTACCAATCCTTCACACTTTAAACAAGATTGATGGTGGTGTTGATGCTACAACTGCTGAACTTGTTCTTTCTGTGTTCTACGCATACAACACTGGTGGTGCATTAGTAGGTACATTTGAGACTCGTGATTATGTCGATGCTGCTGCTGCTGAAACTGCTGCTGTTGCCGCTGCTGCTGGTGGTGAAGTACTTAACGGTGCTGGTTCACTATATAATGGTGATGCTGATTACGCTGTTGTTACTGGCACATTCCCCGCACTAGCTGAAGAAGGTGGTAACGTTAATGGTGTTAACACTAAGTCAATCACTTTACGTGGTAATGTTAAGGAATTTGGTCTACACACTAAGTTTACTCAGCGTTCAATTGATATGGATACTCGTACTGGTTTACTAGCACGTAAGACTCAAGAGCTTGGTGAAGCTAAGGGTGATATCTACGAAGCACAGGTTCAGGCTGACCTTATTGCTGCATCTGAAATTAACCGTACTTTTGCTGGTACTGTTGCGACTTCTTTACTAACTTGTGATCAAGCTGCTGAGTTAACTTTCGCTGACTTACGTCTTATGGAACAAGAGCTTAAGCGTTTACTAGTTCCTCGTGATACTAAGATCATCAAGGGTTCTACTAAGATTGGTACTAAAGTTATCCAGAAAGCATTCTATGTTTATGTTGGTCAAGAGTTGTACCCTACTTTACAAGACATGCAACACAATGGTGTGAATGTATGGGAAGCTTTAGAAACTTATGCTGATGCAGCTGGTTCTAACGTGGCTATGGGTGAAATTGGACGTATCGGTGGATTCAGATTCATTGAAGTTGATAACATGCTTAAGTACTCTGGTCGTGGTGCAGTTGATACTGGTACTGGTGACGGTGATGTATCTGGTTGGCAAGCGTCTACAGCTCCTTTTGGTTCTGCAAATGCTGGTTCAGATGCGTTTGATGTATTCCCAGTATTATTCGTAGGGTCTGATTCATTTGCTACTGTTGGTTTTGAAGGAGAGTCTGCTAAGATTATGACTGCAATGCCTAAACCTGATGCACACCTTGACCCTTTCGGAAAGAATGGTTCTATGTCAATCTCATGGTGGTTCGGAACGCTCATTTATAAGGCTGAAAGAATTAGACAAATCGCATGTTCGGCTAAGCTCGTTTAAGACGACTTTAATAAAGGGTCGCTATAATCTCTCATAAGTAATTATGAAGGGTTATAATGGAACTAGTTAAAGATTTAGGGACACGTACAGTGATCTCTAAGGCAGGCAAACGTGACACTCGAAGCTGGGGCTTATTTAAGTGCCCTTCCTGTGATAACAATATCGAACTTAAGACGTACAAAGGTCTAGGTAATAATACATGTGGTAAAGCAGGTTGCCGTAAAAGATCAACTGCTTATGGATCTTGGAATAAAGAATTTAATCCGGAGGACAAGTTAAAGGCATTGCCTCATAACTCGGCCTTCACAGACTTCTATTACCGAGTTGTTGGCAGTAGAAAGGTTTGCAGTGACTGGGTTACCGTCAAAGGCTTTAGAGAAGATATGTATGCTAGTTACTGTGAGGCTAGGGCGATATTCCCTAGAGTCACGCTGTTTATATCAGACTCCGAAAGCTTAGGTGTTCATAACTGTAAGTGGGTAAATACAGAGTATGTTACTCCGACAGATTTCTCTTTAGATGTTAAACAAGGGGAGCGTCATACTTACATGCTGGCTCAAGAGGTAGATGTTAAGTTGGATATTGTTATCAGGGCGTTATCCAAAATGGATAGCAGTTTTGGTGAGACAGCGTATAAAGAGTTGTCCGTTGTAGGCTTCTACAACAGACCTTACAAGGCAAATTTCTTATCAGAGTACCAGTACAATAGATTACGTGATAAGTTGCTAGCCAGTAAGAAGAAAGCCTCTAGCCACGTATACCTGGTAACTTGTGATAAGTTTACTAAAATAGGTATGAGTGGTGATGTAGGTACGCGTCTTGGCCAACTTAGAGGTTCTAGTGCCTTACCTATTGAGTTAAAGTTTAGTTGTAAAGTACCAAACGCATCTACTATAGAGAAGTACCTCCATAAGAAGTACGCCTCACAGAACTCACATCATGAGTGGTTCAACTTAACTGATGAACAAATAGAAGAAGTTATTAACTACTTAAAGGCTCACGTAGTCTAGAAGTTAACCGTCAAGAAACCTGTAAGGTTCCTTGGCTACAATTACAAATAAGTCGTGGTTGAAAAGCTACCAACAAAATGGCAATAGGTAAGACCTAACCAATAACTAAGGATAACGAATGAGTATGTACGAAGATATGACTAATGCAATGTTAAAAGAAGAGTGTGAAGAGCGTGGTATTGAGGTACTAGCTAAGAACCCTACTAAACCTAACAAGGGTGAATATTTAGCGGCATTGGCTAACGCAGAGAGTTATACCACTCCTGTAGAAGACACTGTAGATGAGATTGTGGAAGTAAAGAAAGAAGTTTCTGATGTTCCTCAGCCTATTCGCCCAGTCGCTAAACAGAGCCGGTCTAAGTTACAGCGTCTAGATATGTTACGTAAAGACCGTGTTATTATTCATGATAACCAAGAGAATCAATCCAAAGATAAAGATGAGCTATACTCAGTATCTTGGGGCAACAGATTACTTAATGGTCAGACTGATTGGGTAGCCTTAGATGGTAAGCCTCAGTATGTTCGTAGAGGTGCTTTAGGTAACTTAAGAGATGCTATGACAACTGTGCATGAAACAGACTCAAAGGGTTTAAACCCTAGACAGATGAGAGTTCCTCGTTTCGTTATCATCCCTGTTAAAGGTTTGACACCTGATGAGCTAGAAGCTTTAGCTAACCAACAACGCATGCGTAACTCTAAACACGCATAGCCTGTATAAGCCTTATACAGGCTATGCGGAGCTTTGTAGTAAACTTTAAAGGATTTGTATGTCACTTAACTTCGAACTAATTACAGACGGTCACGCGGACGGAGATGGGTACTTTGACTTAGCTGTTTCTGCTCTAAAAGAGCATATTGACATTGCCCTTAGTGATAACCAGATAACACAAGAGCAGGTCGGAGCTATATACACAGGTGTACTCCCGGGATTATTTAAAGATGCCATGTCTTTTGTAATTACAGATGAGCAGATAAGACTAGGGAAAATTCCTAGTACATTACGATAAAGGATCTATCATAGCAACTGCCGGAAATCATAGAATTATTATAGAGCAAGGCGCTGACTTTGTTATTGATGTACAAGTGTCGGAAGATGGTGTTAATCACAAAGACTTAACAGGGTACATTGCAACAATGGTACTTAAGTATGAAGACGATGCGGGTAATGTTATTATAGAGTATACACAGGCTGGTACACTTATTCCAGATGATAAGCTAGACCCAGGTGATCCTGATACTTACCTTAATGGTAACTTTAATATTACTATTGATAAGTCCGCTACAATATTATTCCCTACTAGAGTACCTGCTGATTTAGATGTATTTGCTACATCATTTGAGTACTTCTACCATATTGATATTAATGGGCCAGCTAGCGATGACCTGAGAGTTCTTAGGGGTAAAGCAGCGGTACGTAGATAATTATGGCTGCTGTATGTAGTAACCTTGTAACGGTTAAAGACCAAGTACAAGTAAAGACTGAGTCCTTTGAACAAGTTACCATTAGTAATGAGAAGATCAAGGTACGTATTGATTCGCAGAGTAATACCCAACAAGTAACACTCTCTGATGCTTACCAAGTAGTACCTTTTTCTAAGCGTAATACTGTTGACTATACTGTACCACTTAGCCTAACGGATG